GAGCTGATGCTCCTCTTATACAACCTGTAAATGTTGTGCCTGTTTTTCCAGTGTATTGAACTGTTTCATTACTATCTGCACCTTCACTTATAACTATGTATCCAGCAGATGGAAAAGTAGAAGCATCTGCTACAGTTATTGTAGTGGCTGTCGTATTAATTAAAGTAGTTAAAGTAGTGGAAGGCATTATATTTGTTAATGGAACTCCATTAATAGCTCTAGCTAAGTTTCTAAATCTAACAGCATCTCCTGTTGCTCTACCATGATTTGGTTCGTTTGTAACAATTGTAGCTGCACCGTTTGTTAAAAAAGCATCATTAGGTAATATCACTGGAGTATAAAATTCTGTTCTTGCTGGATTAGCATGTTGTAAACCTTGTGGATCACCGACCACGGGTCTTGGTTCTAATTGTGGTTGTTTAGGTTCAAACTCAGAATTATGTACCCAGACTCCATTCCATTCCTGAACCATTTCATTATATGGAAAAGCTGCTCCTGATCTTTGAGAGATCATTAATGCGTTAGTTCCTTTTGCAAATCTAGCCATAATTAAATATTCGGATAATAAGTTTTTGGTGTTATAAAGGTACTAGCTGCTGAACCATCTTCTGATAATGCTCTAGCTAATTCATCTTCATATAATAATTTCATTTCTTGTGTTCTCTGTGGAGCAAATTTCATAGATAAATAAAACGCTAATCCTGAAACCATACAAGGAACAAATCTATAAGGAGTGTCTGACGCATTAGTATAATCTCCTGCATCTTGAATTCTTTTTACATAATAAACATTAACAAAATTAGATGCTGCTCCTGAATTAGGTAAAGGATAAAAAGTAATTGTAACTCTGTCTATAAATCTTTGAACCCAAAATTGACTAGGAGTTCCTACAGCAAATTTATTACCTACTGCAGAATAAGTATCTCTAGTTATTTTAGTTAATCCTGTGTCGGATTGATTTGTAGTATTATATCCTGATCTATAAGTAGCATTTAAAATATCTGTTATTCCGTAAACGTTAGCTGTGGGAACAGTTGTAGCTTGAGGAGGTTCTCCGCCTCCAGGTACATCACCAGGACTTCTATAAAAAGTATAAGTTCCAGAACCTTCTGCTGTTGCATCAGCATTAGTAGAAGAACCTACAATTAAATTAATATTTGCATTTCCTATTTCCCAAAAATGAACTCCTCTATTTCCCCATTCTTGAAATAAAATATTTAAAGATCTTCTAGCTGTTTTTAATTGGTGACCGGCTGAATTAACTAAACCAAGACGTTCGAAAGCATCTGCTATAATTTCGTCTATAGAGAATGTCTGGTCAAAAGTATATGTATCAGAAGTAACATTAGCCATTTATATTTCCTAACCATCATAGTAGATAGTTAAACTTAAAAAACTACTATTAGGCATATCTACCGTTAAGCCATCTTTAAATAAAATGCCTTCCGGAGCATTTGCTGGGTTAATAAAAGTTTTAGCTGCTAAAGGATTGTGAACTGCAAACGTTCTAGTTTCAGAAGTATTAGCTCCATTGTGAAAACTTGTTACTGTGTCAGCTGTTGCTGCAGTAGTTCCAAATAATCCTCTTAATCTAGTTCTGCCTGCAAAAGTTGCAATTGAACCTGTAGTTGAAACAACATTTCCTACTGAAGTATTATTTCCTACTGCACCATCAGGTGTAATAGATGTAATTGTTTTATAAGATTTAGCAGATGTAACTGTATTTGCATTTGGACCTGTTAAAGATTCAGATGACGCTGCTCCAGTAAAATCAGTTCCTACAATTGCAAAAGCAATATCAGATTCATTTCCAGCTGAAGTTATTGTTATTTTCATGCCAAGTGTAAATTGACCTAAAGTTACAACATTTGCTCCTGTTGATGTTAACACAAGTGCTGTTGCACCTGCTGTAGTTTGCAATGCTGCAATTGATGCAGTGTTTGCTGCTACGAATAATGTTTGTGCTTTTGGACTCACCATACTCATAATTTTTCTCCTATAAATCTAGGTTCCCGAAGGAACCTAGACTAATTTATTGTTTATTAGATAACGTATCCAGAACCGTCTGGAGAGTTATTAATATTTTGTAACCATTTAACTTTAAACGTAGAAGATCCAGTTGATAATGTATCATCAGTTGCTGCTGAGAAAATTACAACTTTATCTCTAAAGATAGGTGAAGTATCACCGTTACTTACGTTTAGTTGATTTAGTTTTTGATATGGATAAACAGTAGTACTTACTAAACCTGTAGCCGTTACTAATAACGGTGAAGGTGTAGAAGAATTACCAATTGCTTTCAAATCAGATAAACCAGCTCCACCAGTATTAGCACCTGCAAAGTAATTATACTCTGTAGAGTTAGCTGCTAAAGTGTTACCAGGGTTATCTAAAGGCACTTGGCCTAAGTTAGCTCCAACCATAACATCAAGTCCTGCTGTGTTATAAGCTACATCATTAGAAAGTGTCATTTCAGTTATTCTTGAAAATTTAGGAATAACAATATTATTTGCTAAGTTAGGTGTAACTGTTGTTGCTGTTTGCGCCAACGGTGTAGAGTTAAAGTTAGATCTACATTGCCATGAAATAAAACATCCAAATACTACTCCTGCTTTAACAGCTCCTGCACTTTGAGCACTGAAAGTAATTGAAGTAACTGTTAAATAACTTTGAACAGTTTTAACTGAACTATTATTTCCTGCCGCTGCAATTGTTTCAGATTGAACATTACCAAATATATCTGTTCCAACAATAATAATACTTTTTGCTGCATCATTTCCTGCTGAGTTAATAGATATTTGACCTGCTCCTTTAAAGCCACCCTTGTTAACTACAGTACCTGAAGTTGCATCAAGAACGTTAGTATGAGCTATAATTGTAGAACTACCATCTGCTGCTGTTTGAGCACTTGCAACAATTGAATCATCATTATTATATTCAAAGTCTGCAAAAGCGAATTGATAGGTTGCTGCTAGTTCAACGAATCCAACATTTCTTACGCCAGAACCGATGATACCTGTATTACTTGTTTGTATATTTCCAGACGATATTGGTCCAGAAAAGTTTGTTTTTGCCATTTTATATTCCTCCTAGAATACATAAATATAGTCCTCTAGGGATGTCGACTATACGCGTCTATATTTAGTTTTGTTATTAATATGTATAGTAGTTAAAATATATATGATTTTTATATGAAGTGCAAGAGATCTTGTAGTGAAGTGTGTATTTCAATGATGTAGCTTGTTTATTAAGTAGCTACGGAAACTTGTGGTGCGGAACCCTCTACTTTAGCAGTTTGACTAGCTTCTTTAGCTTCTGCCATTTTGATATGGCTTATTACTTCTCGAACCTTTTTATCGATTCTAACCATATCGAGAGTGTATCTATTTTCAGATAGATGTTCCTGCTCCCATTTTAACTCCAATGACCTCTTCTGTTTGTAAAGGTCTTGTAAGTGGCTCATCTTTGATCTCCTCAAATGTTAACCATGTTTTTGTCAAAGCATAAAACTCTGACTTGTCCCAATTTATATCATTTTTTCCTAGTTTGTCAATGATAGCATTTTCTAAAGATATAGCTTCGTCTTTTGCCGTAACTGTAAAATGAGCTGCGTAGCCAGAAGCTCTGATTTTTATTAAAAATTTTTTCATGAGTTTATTAAAGTAAAATTAAAATAAGGCGGTTTTAAGGCCGCCTTATTAAATTATTTATGCTTACGCACCTTCACAACCGAAGATACCTCTATAGTCAGATACGCCAAACACGTATCTTTCTCTAGCTTTGTATCTTACGTTTCCAGTATCAAAGTCCCCTTCCATTGAAGTTGTCAATGGTGTTCTTTGGAACATTTTCATACCGTTAGGTACATCAGTAATGATATACCAACTATCAGCATCAGTTAAAAAGTTATTAACTCTATAACCTTGTGGGATCATTCCCATGCTGTTGATAGCGTTGATGTCGTTATCAGCTGTTCCAGGTCTACCTTGAGATTTCATCAATCTCTCAGCGTTGAACTGGTTAGCAGAAGGAATAATCATTTTTACTCCTTTTGCAGCGATTCTTAAACCTCTTTCATCAGTGAAAGCAGCGATATCAATTAAAGCAGCTTCTAATGAAGTTTCGTTTAAGTCAGCTTGCGTAGTCAAAGTATTCGATACGTTCGTACCACTGATAGTAGTATGAGCTGTATTGAATAAAGATACTCCGTCACCAGAGTTGAACGTAGCTACACCTGGTAGACCGTTGTTCAATGGTTGAGCACCTTTTACTTCTTTAGCGTTCGACATAGATCTTGCAAGAGCTTTTGTGTATCTTGAAGCTAGTCTATCGTAGAGGTTATCTTCGATAGCTTCTTCTGTGATAGCAAATGCTAATGCGATCGTTTCGTTTGTGTAACGTGCAGTGTAAGTTTCTTGAGCTTCATCGAATGCAACCCCTTGACCTTCACCTTTTATTTGCGCGTTAGCGAATCCAGATAACATAACTTCCTCTTCGAAAGCTCTGTCACTTGATTCTGATGTATAAATTTCAGCATGCTGATTTTCATACCTTTTGTACTCCAGGCCAAATAAAGCATTTAAACCTGGTTCTAGTTCTTTAACTAGCTGTGATCGTGATATTGCCATGATTTATATCCTTATATTCCTGTTGCTAACGATCCAACAACGTACTGAGATAGATTTACTTTTACTATCACTGAGCAGAACGCTACTGTTTCATCTTGGTTTTCTGGATCTTCAGCTACTCTGACTAATCTTAATTGTTTAGCCGTAGTTGCTGCAGAAGCGATATCTAGTGATATACTAGAAGCTCCCGATCCAGCTGTTGAAGAAGCACTTGTTGCATAAGTCAAACCTACTTTAGATTGTCTTAGTGCTACAGTTGTTCCCAACGTTGCATTCGTTGCCATTAGATATTCCTGAAAAGGATCATCGTTGACAAACGCTGTTATTGTTTCAGTATTACCTGGCGTCACCTGTGTATAAAAGTTTTGAAACGTTGGTTTCAAAGTTGTTGGTGCAGTATAAAATACTCCATTCAAAACTCCAACCATCGCTGTGCCAGCAATTGCAGATACTACGTATCCACCTACTGTCGCACTAACATTTATTCTCACTGGATCACCTTGGTACATAGCTGTCGCATATCCTGCCGCGATTTCGTATTTAGACTGTCCTTGAATAGAAGGTGTATTACCAACTCTCATTGACGGAATCATACCAAAACCGGCTGCGTTTCTATTTGCCATATTGTTTGTTCTCCATTGTGTTCACAACATCGTTGTGAACTATTGTTATTATTTAAATCGATGATAAATAAATTGCTTTATTTTTTTGTACCACCGAAGCTTACACGAGATTGTCGATCAACATTGATCGGCATACTCTTATGTTGTTCCCTAAGTAGATCGTTCTCAACTGCTTCGTCTTGACCTTCAGTAAGTTTTTTCTGATAGTCTTGTCTTTGCTTTGCGATTTCTTCGGGTATCCTTGCCAACAAAAGGCCGCCTACTCCAATGACCCCAGCGTATTTACCTTCAGCCACTATTGGATAATCTTGATCAGAATATTCATCAGCTCTCACTAATTCGTATCCTTCTCTTAATCGACCGTAAATATTTTTACCGTCGTTGAATCCCATTGATTCAGCTCTTATCCATCTGTGTCTAAAGCCATCTGGCGCTTTTGGTGCATCTAAAGATGACGGTGGCTTGTACGTTTTTGGTCTTTCAGTCTTTGACCTAGTAACAGCCGCACGAGAAGTCGTATTTTCTGTTTTTTTCATATGCTTATGCCTCCTTCGTGAGTTTTAATTGTTTCGCATATTCTTCGAGTGGCACTCCTAATTTTTTAGCTATTGCTACCTGAGAGGAAGTGAGTCTCACAGTTTTGCGTCCCGGTTTAACACTTCTTTGTGCTGAAGCGACCGACTGAACGGCTCTGGACGAATTACTAGTATTACCAAATTTCTGTGGAAAGTCAACTCTTATTCTTTTGTCAACTTCTACATAATATTCATCAGACTTAGGATCATACCCTTCTTTTTCTACTAAATCCTTGTGAATTTCAAAAGCAGTAAAAGTCATAGCTCTATCTTGTCCGAACCATGTATTTTCAGATGCCCATCCTTCCGCTTTAGGATCAGAGATTTCTTGTCTAGGTAGTTCTCTTGGTGTCTGTCGTGGTAAATTTCCACCGTCAGAAAGTTTGACAGGCTCACCCTGATCAAATGTTTCTGCTTGTTTACGTTGTTCCAATTTAGCATT